ACAAGGTTCATATCGGTTTAATCAGTAAAGTTCAGGCTGGGGGAATAGCCTGACGAATTAGTTTTTGCTCATGGTGGTTCCGTCTCTTTTCCGGGACGACATAAAGATCACCCTTCCAATGAGTGAGCGGAAAGGGAAAGCGACGAATGAGCAATTAAAAACCCAGCACATTGCTGGGTTCTGCATATATCGAATATGTAATGACGTGCGTCACATGGAAGTATATGTACTACCTCGTCGCCCCTTAATATTCTTGCGCACAATCTGCCCATTCTTCACAAGCTTGAACAGCGTCTGATCGGCCTTGCCATTTCGGCCTTCCAATATCCAATGCTCATTGACTTGTCCCGTGGTGCAGCCGGGGTTGGCTTGGATGAATGACAATACGAATGTGTCAGCAGTGGCTGTAGGCATCTTGGATTTGCCATTTTCCCCATTGTTTACAGTGTTTTTTCTGCCAGCGGGTCGCCCGCGTCGTGGTTTGACGCTTGGTTTGTGCGGATCAAGTCCCAACTCTTGGAATGTCTGATCAATGGCTTCGATAGCATTAACGTGTTCTGCACGTTCGTCATGAAGCTGTTGCACAAGTCTGCGCAGTTCGATTGCTACATTGGATGTTGTCACTGGGAACTCCTGTAAAAAAATGGGGAACAAATAGACAGGCGGGGTGTAGAAAATATCAATATTAATATGTGTTTTCAAGGGCCATTGGTATTATATTCAAATATTGTGGATATATACCCTCATTCATAACCCCAATCGCTTACATGCGTAGAATGAATAACGGTGTGACGCGGATTGTTTGATGGGGACCAATCAAAATATGTAGTGTGTCTGCCAGCATGACAGTTCGACGTGTCGAATTGTCAGTTGTGGCAGTCATTGCAGCATGCCCATTTCAATATATCACTTCATTCAACATACCTTCAGAATCCGTTCCTCGGCGCGCCATTTGCTGCCATGTTCCCTTGCCACATTGCTGGCGGGGTGGTCTTATTGGACTGGTCTTCTCATGGCCGGGGAAAGGAATCCAACGTGGTCCAGAACATGCGATACGTGTCAGCAATAGCGATGACGCGTCATATCGTTGCCGTCATTCATTCGGAGGGTGTTGGTGCCGGGATTGGTGAGGTTTTGGGAGTGGCTTGAGTCACGTCCCGATCGCACCGCTGCCATGGACGAATGGCAGCAAGTTTTGGGGGATGGGGAATCGATATCGGTAGCACAGCGATTCCTTGTGCCCCTTAAAACACCTTCAACCGCATACCCTGCTTCCCGCCGCCGTGGTTTTCCGTTGAATAATGCGTGTCAACGGGACGGTGATATTCTTGTCAGAGACGAAACGGATAACCAGGCGGGCTCAAGCCTGCTTGCCGGGGATGTCGTTCGATATCGACTTTGCCTCCATGCACTCAGATCGTCACTTGCTAACGCGTTGAATAGGGTATGTGTCTCCAGGACACCAGTGGATCAAGATGCACGCTCGATTCAGATCGGTAACTGGGAGCCGAAGAAGTCCGCGATGTTCCCGGTACATCTGCTGATCTGCCCGTCGCCACATGATCTTCAGTTTGAAGTGTACCGACAGATCGTTTTCAGCAAACGTCCAGGTGCCATTCTACTCACGCCCACGCGCATGCATTGGCTCGACGAAACCCTCGATGCAGCACGTTTGCACAACACATTGCTGGTCCCGCTGTGTGAAGTGGTCGAAGCAGATGGCGACACCTTGCGGCAAACACCGGACTGGGAAGAGTATCTCCAGGGCTTTGCCCAGATGGTCCGTCTCAAGCTGCCCAGTAATTACAACAACACGAAACCGTTGCCCATGCGCGGGACCCGTGCTGCCAATATTGAAAAGCTTGAACAGGAACTCCAGCAGCATCTGCTTGCCGCGCGGGATCATGCGTACGCGCTGATTGACTGTGGCGACGAACCCCGGTTGCTGCCATGTCCCGAACGGCGGGAACTGTCCCGTCGATTGAAGCTCAAGCCATTTGTCGTCAGCCGCTGCTTTTCCGATCCGCGCGCCAAGCTGCTCAACATTCTCTGGGACACCGCCCAATCCCTCGAATCGGTGATGCGATTCAAACCTGTCAGACGACGATAAAACGCCATTTCAATATATTTTTGCACCTGCGAATCAATAGCAGTTGCAGTTTGCGCGAATTGCTGCAACTGCAACTGAGATTTTTTCGATTGTAACCAGCCTTAAAAAATATATTTATATCAGTTGCAGTTTTACTTCACGACGTTTGCTGCAACTGCAACGGAGGTCAGTGCGGCCTGACGTGGGCCGCGATGATTAACCTCCATTCAGGAGATTCGTATGACGCAAACGTCTTCATTTCCCAGTTCTTCAGTGCCAGACTGTTCCGGTGACACAACAGACCGGGGCGATTATCAGGTTCAGCAGGACCATTTCAAGGATCACTTGCAAACCACACCATTTGCTCAGCCCAAGGGCTCTTCCTTAGTTTCGCCAGGTGAACACGAATCGCCGGTCCTGACGGAGTTTGCATTCAAACTCGTCAGGCGCAAGGCAAGACAGATCGTCGGCAAGACCGGTTACACCCTGAATGACGTGGATGACATTCAACAGGACCTAATTCTGGATCTGTTGGAACATCTGCCGCAATTTAACCCCGACCTTGCCTCCTACGAAACCTTTGTCGTGCGGGTGGTGGATCGGAAGGTCAGCAATCTGCTTCGGCATCGCCAAATGGAAAAACGTGATTGTCGACGCGAGGCGGGTTCGATCTACGACGAGATATGCAGCGATGACAATCAGGTGATGAGGCGGATTGAGGCCGTGAGTCAAGATGAGCAGAGCCGGAGGATGGGCAAGGACACCTTGCCGCAGCATGAGCAATCTGAGTTGGAGATTGATATGAAGATGGTACTTGATGAGATGACACCTGATTTACGCCAGGTTGCCGAGTTGCTGCAAACCATGTCGCCCAATCAAGCAGCCGAACATTTGAACATATCCCGCACCACCTTCTACAGGAATTACCTGGTTCCCTTGCGTGAAATTCTCCAGTCCGGGGACATGGATGAGTACCTGTCGTAAAAAAAAGTGTCAAAACCTTCCAATTTTGTGGACAGTTTTCGTCTGCGCCGTGTATGTAATAAATAGGCGCGTTACATATTTTGCTTCATATTTCTCAGAGAGGATGGCAATGGATTTAAGTATTGACTTAAATATTCTCGAAACTGAACCGGCTGAGCAATATCATGCCCAGGCCAAGGATCATCTGAGCAGCCACCAGTTGATCGACTTCATCAAATGTCCATGGCTGCATTTCAAAAAACACAGCGGACTGATCGAAAACAAGGAGACGGCAGCATACCTGATTGGCAGAGCCACGCACTGCCGGATTCTCGAAGGTCACGATGCCTATGAATCGCAGTTCGCGCTGGGTGGCCCGATCAATCCCAAAACGGACAAGCCCTTCGGCAAGGACACCCAAGCTTTCCAGGGGTGGGCTCAGAAGCAGGGCAAACCGGGTGTTCATTACGATGACCTGGATCAGATTGAAAACATGGCCAGTGGTCTGAGTATGAATGACAAGGCGGTTGATCTGCTCCTTTACGGCAGAGCTGAAGGGGTGCTGCGGGCCGACTATTGCGGGATGTCCTGCCAGTGTCGATATGACTGGATTCATCCTCACGAGGGCGTGGTGGATTTAAAGACGTGTGACGATCTGACATGGTTCGAATCCGATGCACGCCGTTACCGTTACATCAATCAACTGGCCTTTTACCAGGCGGTGTTGGCCGAGGTGATCGACGAACTGGTGCCGGTCCACATCGTAGCGGTTGAAAAGAAAGAGCCGTATCGCTGCGGCGTCTGGGTGATCAGCGACGAAGCGCTGCATCTGGCCCGACAGGAAAACCAGGCAGCGATCAAGCGGTTACTACTCTGCCGCGAACACAACCACTGGCCCACCGGATACGAAGACATCCGTCTACTCAGTGCAGCCTAACCCCCCCCCCCGGAAGCTCCGGAAGTTGCCCCGGAAGTTTTTCATCGAATTGTCACCTCCCCCGGAAGCTTGTCATTGAAACTTCCGGGGGTTCGGAGCAGGTGACTGTTTGTTTTGGTCACGATCATCATATACAGGAATTTGATTCATGTCCCTATTGCAACAAATCCACACCGGCAAACGCCAATCACCCCCGCGCATTGTGCTCTACGGCACCGAAGGTATTGGTAAATCCACCACAGCATCGCAGGCACCCGTTCCCATTTTCATCCAGACCGAAGATGGCCTGGACCAGATCGATTGTGCGAGCTTTCCACTGGCCACGGTGTTCGATGATGCCATCAATGCCATCGACTCGCTGATCAAGGATGAGCATGACTACCAGACTCTCGTTATCGATTCCCTCGACTGGCTCGAACGCTTGATTTGGGATCGGCTTTGCAAGGACTATGGCGTCAACAGCATCGAGAAGGTGGATGGTGGTTACGCGCGGGGTTACACGCATGCGTTGACCCAATGGCGCATGCTGCTGTCCGGCCTGGACGCGCTGCGCACCCGGCGCAGCATGTGCATCATCTTGTTGGCTCATGCCAAGGTCGAGACTTTCTCCGATCCGGAAGTCGGTGCGTATGACCGGTTTTCCCCACGCTTACATAAGCACGCCAATGCCGTGATCACCGAGTGGGCCGACGCCGTGTTGTTTGCCACACGGAAGATCATCACCAAAACCGAAGACGCAGGCTTCAATCGTAACCGCACGCTCGCATCCGGCTTGGGCAAGGATGGTGGCGAGCGCGTCATGCGTTGTGTCGGCAGTCCTGCATGTATTGCCAAGAACCGTTATGGCCTGCCGACGGAGTTGCCGCTGTCATGGTACGCCCTGATGGAAGCCATGGTGCAAGCCGACACACCCACGTCCAATCAAACCACCAAACACAAACATTAACCCCCCTTCCAACCCAATCAACGATCAAACCATTTTTCAATTGATGGAGGAATATCCCTATGGCCAATCTCAATGGCTTTAACGCAAACGAAGTCGAACCCAACTCGACATTCGAACCCATCCCGGCAGGCAAGTATCTGGCCGCGATCACTGCCTCGGAAACCAAACCCACAAAATCCGGGGGCGGCAGTTACCTCGAACTGACGTTCACCATCCTGGACGGTGAGTACAAGGGCCGAATGCTCTGGGCTCGCCTGAACCTGGACAACCCCAACGCAACCGCAGTCAAAATTGCTCGTGGCGACCTGTCAGCGATCTGTCGCGCGGTCAATGTCATGCAGCCGCGCGACAGTGTCGATTTGCACAACCTGCCCATGGTCGTTTCAGTCAAACTGAAGAAACGGCCGGATTCCGGTGAGTTGAGTAACGAACTCAAAGGTTTTGAGCCCAAGCAGTCAGGGGCTACCAGCAATCCGGCATCTTCCCAATCCCAGCAAACTCCGACGTCCAATTCATCCGCACCGTGGAAGCGATAAGGAGGCAACTCATGGAATTAGTCTTGCCATACCCACCGTCGGTCAACCATTACTGGCGACATTTTCGGGGGCGAACGCTCATCAGTCGTCAAGGTCGTGCCTATAGACAGCAGGTGAAAACGCAGTGTCAGGGCTTCGGCGGTCAACCACCTCGTGAAGGTCGCCTTGCTGTAGCGATGGATGCGTTTCCACCGGATCGACGCAGGCGCGATCTGGACAACATCCAGAAAGCTTCGCTCGATTCGATGCAGCATGCGGGGATTTTCGAGGATGACGGTTTGATTGATTTGTTGATTACGAAACGTCGCCTTCCCATCCCCGGTGGCCAACTCGTCGTGCGAATCCAAGAGTACCCACTCCATCGTTGCCCGTTGTGCGGCAGTCCGATGCCCAGCCTTGAAAGTGAATATCTCAATGACAACTGAAATTCAAATCCAGACACTCAAGCTCGATCAAATCCGTATCGATGGTGGGACACAACCGCGCGTGGCCATTGATGAAGATGTGGTTGCGGAATATGCCGAACTGTACGCCCATGGTGTCGATCTGCCAGCTGTCACCGTGTTCCACGATGGTTCAACCTACTGGCTTGCCGATGGGTTTCATCGGTACTGGGCCAGTAAACGAGCCGACCGTGCAGCGATTGCGGTTGAAATTCACCAAGGTACACGCCGCGATGCCATCCTTTATTCCGTCGGTGCCAATGCGACGCATGGCCTGCGTCGGACCAATGAGGATAAGCGTAAGGCCATTTTGCTGCTGTTGGAAGACGAAGAATGGTCGAAATGGTCTGACAGAGAAATCGCCAAAAGATGTGGTGTGAACAATGTAACTGTCAGTCGGCTTCGATCCTCACTGTTGCAAAGCAACAGTGAGAAATTTTTTCAAAAAAATGAAACGACATCTTCGGCGGCACAACCACGCACTTACAAGACCAAACACGGCAGCATTGCTCGAATGAAAACGGGCAACATCGGTCGTCCTGAACCCTCCCAATCGTCCGGCTTTGCCAGGAACGCCTATCGTCCCAAAGCCTGTCACAGTGAACACAGTCCTGTCCCCATGCGTTCCGTGTCACTGCCATTAAACAATCCCCAACTCGCTGCCAAGTGCATGATCGGCCTGTATGGCAAACCTTATATGCAGCAATTGGCAGAAGAAGCCATTCGAATCATCTCTCGCAAGGAAGGAACCAAGCATGATTGCAACACTCACCAGTAACCCCATCCCCCAGGTCAAAACCACGTACATGAACATCAACCCCGACATCGCCACGCAGTGGCTTGAAGGCAATGTGCGCAACCGGCGTATCGATCCCAAGCATGTCGATATCCTGGCTCAGGATATGGAAGCCGGTAAATGGCGCATGACCCATCAGGGCATTGCCTTCAGTGATCAAGGCATCCTCGTCGATGGGCAGCACCGTCTCTGGGCGATTCTTCAATCCGGCTGCACCATCCGTATGGCCGTGTCCTTCGGCATATCCGTGGAAAGTGTCGATGCCATTGATGGCATGAAGGCCCGCACGGTCGTGGATCGGATGCGACTCAATGGTGTCTTCGGCCTGGATGGCGTGTCCCCCAACCACACGGCCACCTTGCGTGAAATGATTCGCGGTTTGAGCGACAGCAAAAAGCTGGCGTATTACAAAGAAGTCCTGTTGATGGACAAGCACATCGACGCCGTGCAGTTTGCAACAGCTCATGTGGCCACCAAGACCAAGGGCATTGCAGTGGGCTATGTTCGTGGCGTGATCGCACGGGCCTGGTACTCCGTCGATCACGATGAACTGGCCCAATTCTGTCGCGTTCTGTCCACCGGTGTGTCCGAAACCCCGTGGGATTCCACCATCATCAAACTGCGTCATCAACTGATGGTCATGGGCAGCACGCGCAATCGAACTTTGCAAAAAGAAGTTTATGGCAAGGTCGAGCGCGTCTTGACTACCTGGCTCAACGGTGAAAACCCCCGTCGCATCTACCCGATCTCCGTTGAACAATTCCTGCTGCCCGAGGAGGTGATCGATTGATACAGGCTTGTGCCCAACAACCTGTGATCACCCTGCGCCCGTATCAGGCCCAAGCGGTGGATGCTGTGTATGAGCATCTGCGCTGTCGGGATGACAACCCTTGTGTTGTCATCCCGACGGCTGGGGGCAAGACGCCCATCATGGCCACGATTTGCCGTGATGCGGTGTCGAAGTGGAATGGTCGTGTTTTGATTCTTGCTCATGTCAAGGAACTGATTGAACAGGCCGTGGACAAGTTGCATGTCATGGCACCCGATCTGTGGCACCAGATCGGGTGCTACTCGGCGGGTTTGAAAAGCCGTGATACCGATCACGCAATCATCGTGGCGGGGATTCAAAGTGTCTATCGCAAAGCTGCGGAGCTGGATCGCTTTGATCTGGTGCTCATTGATGAAGCACACATGCTCCCGCCTAACGGTGAGGGCATGTATCAGCAATTCATCAAGGAGGCGAAGATCGTCAATCCCAATGTGCGTTTGATCGGATTAACAGCCACGCCATATCGCATGACCAGCGGCACGATCTGTGGTCCAGCCCCGGAACATCTACTCAACCATGTCTGTTACGAGATGGGCGTTCGTGAGCTGATTGCTCAAGGTTACCTCTGTCCACTCAAGACCAAAGCAGGCAGACGCAAAGCTGATACATCGGGATTGCACATCCGTGCCGGTGAATTCATCGCTGGTGAGGTCGAAGCCTTGATGGACGATGACTCGCTGGTTCATTCAGCTTGCCGTGAGATTGTTGAAGAGACGCGTGATCGTCATTCGGTGCTGATCTTTGCTGCAAGCGTACAGCATGCCCAGCATGTGCAGCGCGTCCTAGCGGACATGGGCCACGAGTGTGGGTTCGTGTGTGGCGATAGTTCTGGCATTTTCCGCGATGACATTTTGCGTCGATTCAAGGAAGGTGATCTCAAGTTCCTGGTCAACGTCAATGTGCTGACCACCGGGTTCGACGCCCCCAACATTGATTGTGTCGCACTACTACGTCCAACCAACTCACCGGGACTTTATTACCAGATGCTCGGTCGTGGATTTAGGTTGCATCCGGACAAAACCAACTGTCTTGTGCTGGACTTCGGTGGCAACATTCTGCGGCATGGCCCGGTGGATGCTTTGCAGATCAAGGATAAATCAGATCGCAAAGGTGGCAATGAAGCGCCTGCTAAGGAATGCCCCAACTGCCAGGCATTGATCCATGCGTCCTACAGCGTGTGTCCGGATTGCGGGCACGAGTTCCCACCACCTGAGCGTGAAAAACATGATGGCAGTGCGTCGACAGCTGGTGTCCTGACGGGCCAGGTGACTGATAGCGATTACGACGTGGCTGAAGTGTATTACAGCATCCACAGCAAGCGCGGGGCGCCGCCGGATCATCCCCGTACTTTGCGCGTCGATTACCGTTGCGGTTTCAACAATTATCACAGCGAATGGGTCTGTGTGGCTCATCCCAAAGGCAGTTACGCCTGGCAGAAAGCCAACAGTTGGTGGCAGGCTCGGTCCAGTGAACCCATGCCTGACACCGTGGAACAAGCTGTCGAACTGGCTGAAGCCGGTGCATTAGCTCAACCCTTGTCCATCACCGTGCGATCCGTCACCGGTGAAAAATTCGACCGCATTACCAATTACGAATTGGGGTCAACCCCCACAGCAGCCCCAGTTGGCAACATCCCTGAAGAGCCGGATTACATCTGGCCCGACGACGATGACATTCCTTTTTGAAAGTTTAGCTTATGAATACAACATGTCTTGAAAACGATCCCGTAATCATTGATGACGAATTCCAAAGCTTGATTCCACCGTTGACGGATGAGGAACTGGCCGGTCTGGAAGAGAACCTCTTACGCGACGGCTGCATCGATCCTCTGATCGTGTGGGCAGAACAATGCATTCTGCTGGATGGCCACAATCGTAAAGCCATCTGTGATCGTTACGGCATCGATTACGAATTGCATACTGTCAGCTTACCTGATCGTGCTGCTGCTGCCGACTGGATCGATACCCATCAGTTGGGACGAAGGAATCTGTCGTCCGAACAAATGAGCCTGTTACGTGGGAGGCGGTACAACCGACTGAAAAATTCGCGTGGTGGTGACCGACGTAGTGAAATTTCAAATACTCAAAATGAGTATTTGAAAACTTCAGACCACCTGGCCAAAGAACACGGCGTGAGTCGCGTCACCATTGAGCGTGATGGCCAATTTGCAGATGCCGTGGATCGCCTTGATCTACAGTGTGAAATCGCTAGTGGCCAGATCAAACCGTCACGCCAGGATGTGGTGCAGGCTGCACGTTCTCTGCCTGAGAATCCAACCCCATCGCAAATCCAGCAAGCACGCGAGTCGGTGACCAAACCCCATGTGGCGAACAACTCCGGCGACAATGAATGGTACACGCCTGCGCAGTACATTGAGCGTGCGGCGGACGCCATGGGTGGCATTGATCTTGATCCGGCATCCAGTGTAGCTGCCAACAAGGTTGTCGGTGCAACGCGCATCTACACAGTAGACGATGATGGCCTGCAACAGACGTGGCAAGGCCGCGTGTTCATGAACCCGCCGTATGCCCAACCGCTGATCCAACAGTTCTGCGAAAAATTGGTTGAGGAATTCCAGTCCGGCAACGTCACGCAGGCCATTGTCCTGGTGAACAACGCCACGGAGACCAAGTGGTTTCATGCATTAGTATCCGTTGCATCGGCAGTGTGCTTCCCCTTAGGCCGGGTCCGCTTCTGGCATCCGGATAAAACTTCTGCACCGTTACAAGGGCAGGCGGTGTTGTACATCGGCAACAACATCGATGGCTTCACCAAGGCGTTCAAAGACTTGGGGGATGTGTTCTATGCCGCCAAGTAACGGGTACAACCCCATGTTGTGGAATTGCGATCGGCAGGGATGTTTCAATCTCAAGAAGCGTCCCAAGATCGAAATGTTCGCCGACTGCCTGCCGGGCCGGATCGCCTTCAGCGATATTGATGCTGTGACGGAAATCAGTGGCAACCTGTTGTTCCTCGAATGGAAAGAGCATCAACGCATCTGCAAAGGGCAGGAACTTTTGTTTGAACGACTGACTTTACTCTGCCCGGCGACCGTGTTCGTCGTTGAAGGTGATGCAGAACTGATGACCGTCGAGAGCATCCGAACCGTCTGGAAGGGAAAAATCTCACCACCCCAACCGGCAGATATCAATGGACTGCGGCGGGAGATTGCCGCGTGGAAAGACTGGGCCTTGGCCAACTCAGCCCTGAATCACAAAAAGGAACTCATGTGCAACTGATCAATGAACCCATCATGAATACCGCTCAAAACTACTTGAATGCAGGCTTATCTGTCCTGCCTGCCATCCGCACGGAAAAACGTCCTGCCATTGGTAAGTGGAAACAATATCAACAGCGGTTACCACTGCATGCCGAACTCAACTCATGGCCTTGGGGCGATGCCGTGTGCATCATCTGCGGCACCGTCTCTGGCGATCTCGAAATCATCGACTTCGATGGCGGTGGTGAATTGTTCCCCGCATGGATGGATCGTATTGATCCTGATCTGCGTGATCATCTGGTGATTGAATCCACACCTTCCGGTGGCATGCATGTGATTTATCGTTGTGATGTTCCAGTCTGTGGCAACTTCAAGCTGTCCCAGCGCAAAGCCGACGACAAAATCTTGACGCTGATCGAAACCCGTGGTGAAGGTGGACTGTTCCTCTGTTCACCGACACCCGGTTATGAGCTGATGCAGGGCGATCTCTGTGAACTACCTATTCTCACAGAATCCCAGCGTGACACCTTGCTGCAAACCGCATGGGAACTCAATGAGTATTGGCCACCGGTGGTCGACGGTGCGAATGTCAGCCAGACAATGGCAGAGAATTCAAACATGTGCGGCATATCGTCGAACAATTCGCACATGTGCCAAATGTCTTCGAACAACGGCCATAGTGTGACGGATAACTCGCACAATACCCTCAGACCCGGCGACGATTTCAACAAACGTGGCGACGTGCGTGACCTGTTACTCACGCATGGTTGGATGTTGGCAGCGCCCGGTGAAAACGAATACTGGCGTCGGCCCGGCAAAGACACCGGCTGGTCAGCCACGCTCAAGGATCGGGTATTCTACGTCTTCTCTTCCAATGCTGATCCCTTCGAACCCAATCGTGGTTACTCACCCTTCGCTGTGTACGCGCTGCTGGAACACGGTGGTGATTTTACCGCTGCGACCAAAAGGCTGGCGAAGTTCGGATTCGGTGACGATCTTGAAGATTCCAGTGTCGATCTGTCCGGTATCCTTGATGGTGATGAGCAGGATGATGCCACCTCCACCGTGCCCGATCCCGGCCCTTTGCCTGAAAACCTGCTCTACATCCCCGGCTTCATCGGTGAGGTGATCGACTTCTGTATGGCCAACGCGCCGTACCCGTCATTGGGTATGGCCTTCTGTGGCGCACTGGCCATGCAATCCTATTTGTGTGGCCGCAAGGTGCGGGAAGCGGGTGACCTGCGCACCAATATCTACCTGCTCGCTCTGGGCTCATCCTCTGCCGGCAAGAACTATCCGCGCCAGATCAATGCCCATCTGGCCATTGCCGCCAACATGACTGATTCGCTGTGTCGCAAGTTTGCATCCGGTGAAGGCATTGAGGATCAGTTAGCTGTCCAGCCCTGCACCATGTACCAGACCGATGAGATCGACGGCATCCTTCAATCGGTTAACAAGTCAAAGGACGCTCGCAATGAATCGATCATGACCGTACTGCTGGAACTGTTTTCCTCAGCCAGCATGATGTATTCCATGCGCTCCAAGGCAGGCAAGCCACGCATCCCCGGCGTGATCCATCAACCCCATCTCACGGTCTTTGGCACAGCCACACCAACGCACTACTACGAGGCGATGTCTGAACGCATGCTTACCAATGGCTTTTTTGCCCGCATGATCATTGTCGATACGGGTAAGCGTTCACCAGGCCAGGAGGCAGGGCTTGTCGACACCATGCCTGGTCGCCTGGTGGATACCGCGCGGTGGTGGGGTAACTATCAACCGGGTGAACACCGTGGCAACCTCATCGGCTTTTATCCCGTGCCTGTCATCGTGCCCTACAGCGAGCAGGCCAAAGCAATCATCAATGACTTCCGACAAAGTGCTGACAACGAATATGCCCAGGCTGAAGATCGCAAGGATGAAGTGGCGATGACGGTGTGGGGCCGTGCCAATGAGAACGCGCGCAAGTTAGCCTTGCTCTATGCGTGCAGTGAAAACCACGTCTGTCCTCAAATCAGTGTCGATGCCGTGCGCTGGGCCAGTGCGTTCGTCGAGCATCAAATCCAGCGCATGCTGTACATGGCCTATCAATACGTCAGCACCAACGAATTCGATGCCGAATGCAAGAAGGCATTGCGATACCTCATCCGCAGCAAACACTCGGGCAAAGAAGATTGGTATCCCATGCCCGACTGGCGTCTGCGCCGGCATATGGCCACCAGTCCCAGTACCTATGACAACATGATCGAAGCGTTGACCAAGCAGAAGCGCATCGAGCTTCAAACCCTTGAGGGCAGTACCAAACCGCGTAAGGGTTGGATCCTCCTGTAAAACACCGAGGAGAAAACCTCGGAGGTTTTCTCTGAAGAAACAGGCAAAACACCCGCCAATAGCCCCAATGGGGGGAGAAAACCGAAGAAAACCGCAGAAAACCGCGCAACAAAAAACGGTTTTCTCAAAATCGCAAAGGGCAAAGGAAAAAGGACTTATGAATAATATATATAGAAAAACACTCTCTCTCTTACTATACCCCCCGCGCCGCGTGCGCGCGTACGCGTGCGAAGCGCAGTTTTCTCGGTTTTCTATTTGGGGCCTGAACATATCTTCCCCTACACCCTGCAATGAATATCAAACAACCTATGTAAAGGAACTGTTGAATGGTTGTACCACGTTGTTGTGATTGTAAATATTTTGAATCGGATGATATGAAAAACAAATTGGGCAGTTGTCATCACTACGCACCGGTGCCGTGCATGCGCGATGAGTCTGACATTTTCCCAAAGTATGTCTACTGGCCCGCTGTGTCATCAAGCGATTGGTGCGGGCAATTCAGTTCGAAGCATGATTCGACACCCTCTGATCACCCGACACTCAAGCTCACATCGTGACCACCAAAATACCTTGCCACACATCGCCACAGGTTGGCGCCTGTGGCATCCGGGCTCGAAGGGTAGACCTGTGCCGCCTGTGACGGCGGGCGGCCTCAGGGGCCGATCAGGGCCATCTGGGCATGGTTCCTTCCCGTGAACAGCCTTTTGGATGGCGGTGGAACGACGCACGTTATTAGGGACAGTTTGTTGTGGACGCGCCGCAAAATTTTTAGCAAAAAAACACTATTTTTAAGGACTTTTATGACCGCAACCCAGGATATCGTCACTTCCAATT